TGTACAATCCAATCCCAGGCCGGTTTGATGTAACTCTGGTACATCTGCACGAAGAAATCGCCGATCGCGCCAATGACTGCGCCAATAAGCGGCGCAACCTCATTCTGAAACCATTCCACGACCGCGCCGATGGCCGCCTGAATGGCTGCGAATACGGAATCCACAAAATCGCGGAACCAGCCAATCTGGTTATAAGCCAGAATGAACGCACCAATAATGAGAGCGATACCGGCGACAACCAGAGCAATAGGGGCGATAACTCCCCATTCAGAAACAGTCAGACCCCAAAGCGCGCCTTCCTGAACACCAGTTGCGATGCTCCAGGCAGTGGTGATGGCCGTTGAAATACGCACATAGGCCATATACGCTTTGATGGTGGCAATGGCGGCCGCGAGACCCGCTGTAATCGGCAGCCAAATATTAGATGTCCCCGCGAGGAATCCTACGAAACCCCGAATAGCAGTGCCCAGCTCGTAGAAAAAATGAGACAGACCGCTATACGAATCAGAGCCGTCCGTAATCCCGGACAGCCCCTCGAAGAATTCCTGCACACTATAAAGCGCGCTCACTAGAAACGGGAGTACCTGCTCCCGCAAAACAGGAAGAATCAGCTCCAGAAAAAACTTCTTGATAGCTTCCCATACAGACCGTAGCGCGAACGCGACGACCTCCATAAAACCAGCAAAACCAGAGGAAGTAACATCACCATCAAGGTTGTTCCATGAGGCGACAAAGGCTCTGACTCCGCCGGTAACCTCCGTAAGGATGGGCTGTAAGAACTTTGCCAGCACGTCCATGACGCTAGTAATTGCAGGCAGAACAGCGGATCCTAACTCGGCGCGGAAATTCTCCCATGAAGCCTGTGCCACCTGAACCTTATGCGCATAGGTATCAGATTCTCGGTTAAAATTTCCCTGTGCATCTGTGGACTGCTCAAACAATAGTTTTTGCGTGAGAAGTTGCTTCTGCTGCGTCGTGAACGCACCGCCGGTCTTATGAATCCCCAGCTCCAAAGCACGAGCAGAGAGCGCCGCATCGTTAATCGAAATACCATAGCGCTCAATTGGGTCTGTCTCGCCACGAAGCGCCGCGCTAATCGCCTCGATTGCCTCCTTTGTGCTGCCCCCGTACATTGACGCGAGATCAGCACCGAGTGCGATTAAGTCGTTTGTTTTTCCTGCCAGCTCATCAACGCTAGTTCCACCGTTCTTGAGTGAAGCACCAAGCACCGAAGCTAGTTCGTTATAAGCGTTCTCGCTGATGCCGAGCGATGTTGCTGATACCTGTGCCCATTGGTGTACCTGCTCCGCAGAACTTTTGAATACCGAATCAACCGCGCCGATCGACTGTTCTAAATCGCCCGCATCGCTAATCGCATCTTTACCAAACGAGAAGAGCTTCGCCCCCGCGAACAGACCGCCACCTGCAAGAAGCGCTTTCTTGAAAGTGGAGGCAAAAATATTTGAAGACGACTTCGCGGATTTCTCAGCCTCATCATCAGCAGAGGCGAAAGACTCACGGAACCCCTTCCGGGCAATCGTTGGTAGCGAGGCGAACCCTTTACGGAAAGTGCCTGCGATCCTTCCGAATACGCTCCCGCTTTTAGCGGCGGAATCACCGAGTTCGTCATTCGCTTTTTTCGCCTCGTCCAAGGACTTTTTGGCGCTCTTGAGTGCATCTGCATGCGAGGCTATCTGCGTGGTTGCCGTACGTGAAACATTCACATACTTCTCACGAGCAGAGGTAACTCGTGCTTCCGCGCTCTGAACCGACGCGGCCGCATTCGTAGCAGCAGACCGAGCCGAAGATAGTTTAGACTCAGCGGCGAGAATCTGCGCAGAGGTAGCATTCTCGTTCGTACGCACTGCCTGCAGGTTCGCTTCGGCAGCCTCAACCAGCTTCACCTTCGCAGCGTGCGCTTCGGTTGCTGCACTCAGCCGTGTCTGCGCCGCAACGATAGCATCAGCTGCCGCTTTACGTTTCCGCGCCGAAACCTCGACAATCTGAGTCATTCGGTTTTCAGCGTCAGAAACCTTCTTCTCAAGATCGCTTAAATCGGCAGGCTTCGAATCGTTGAAAGATTTCGCCATAGCCTCGCCCATTTGCCGCCCGGCTTTAGCCCCGATCGACTGTGCCCCAGAAAACGCAGAAGCTATTTGCTTAGACAGATGGGAGGTCTCAGCGGTAAGAGTGACATACCCGGTCGCCAATTCTACTGCTGCCACTGAGATCACTCTCCATCTCTCTATGCTGTTAGTTAGGATTCGCGGCGCTCTAAAAGTTCTGCCTCGAATTCCTCAGGTGTCATTTTTGCCATCGTGAGCTTCTTCGGCTGCTCATCCCACGGCCGTTTAGCCGGTTTAAAACTTTGCAGCTTCGACCTAGCCTTATCTCCGGCACGTTGCAGGTTCGCAACGATAAGAAGCTCAGCAACCCGGCGGGATTCATCCACACCGGGCACATACCAGTGCCAGTTATCCGGGTCTGTGGCACGGTGGATAACCCCGCCGAGCGGATCAGTCTCAATTGCAGCGACAATATTCGCCCAATTTGAGGTACCCGTACGGGGTTTATCCCAATCCAAACCGACCTGGAGCAACCGCGTACGAACCGCGGATTCATGCTCACGGAAAAGGCCGATTACTTCGAGGATTTTCCCAAGAAGCTGTCAGACCATTCCTCGGTGAAAGTTTTGAACTCTTCACCGTCTAGTTCGAAGAACGCTTCCATGTCTTCTTCTGAGACTCCGGTAGCTTTAAGCCATTCATGCAGTACCGCCATGTTGCCGGTATTTAGCGCGTTCATAATTTTCATCGGTGCTTGCTTGATGTCTGGAAGCGTGAATTCGCCCTCGAAAATGGTTGATTCGAAGGTTGTCATGCGGTACTTCTTCGCAGAGCGGCGTACGTGCTTCTTACTCTTCGGTGTAGTTGCTGCCATGATGTTTGACTCCTCAAATAGGTAGGTTTGACTCCGTAAATAAGGGTTACCCCCGGGTGAGATGCGGAGTCAGACATTTCGACCCGGGGGATTCATAAGCCGCCTAAACGGCAAAACTATGTTGAGATTTAGCCACCAGGAACAGCAGCGACCGGTGTACCAGCCGCAGCGGTGGGCATCCAGGTATGTTCGGTGTAGCATTCGCCGGTTTCCGGGTCTGCCAGGCACTCGATTTTGACCTCAAGAGCATCAGCTGAAGAGTGATTCAGCGACCGGTCGCCGGAAATGGTGAGCTGGCCGCGAGGAACAACATAACGACGCTTCATGCCGTTCGACGGATCCTTCGTCTCGACCGTGAAAATACGCACCGGTGCCATATCGGCATTGTGCGTAATCGAGATGATTTGACCTTCCTTCTTGACGTTGCCTTCACCGAAGAGGATTTTCAGCACCTCAAGATCAGAGGTCGAATGTACTGTGAACGACAGGGACGCGGAATAATCCGAACGCACGGTGCGAACCTTAACACCGCCCCAAACCTTCACGTCATCATCGGATGCATCCTCCGATAGAGAAACACCGTCTTCCGAAATCAGACCAAAAGTTAGAAACTTTTTATCGAGCTTCTTAGACGGGTCTTTTTCGATTACTGTTCCCAGCGGCGCGGTCAAAATGCCGCCGGTGATGGTGTCAGGCTTCGAAACAAAAATGTCGAATGTACGTGCTTCGGCCATGACTCACCTCCCTATATAGAAAAAGCCCGCGTTATGCGGGCTTGTTTGATTTGACTGTCATCTGTGCAGTCCAGACATAGGCCGGAGACCTCGGGTCATCCGACGGGAAATATTGCGGAAACGGAACACCTGCAGGCAGGTAGACCTCTGGGATTTCATCAGCAAGAGCGCGGGTATACTCCCAGATCTGCCGGGCAAGCTCATCAGCTTTCGCCGCGTTCGGGTGTCTCACCTCAAAAGAAATGCGACCGGTCATCAGCTGGTACGTGTGCACCTTCCACCCGCCGCCGTTCGTAATAAGAACAAGTGGGGTTTGCCCCGTGTACCCAGCAGGCACCTCATCGCGAGCGACCGTTATTTTCAGCTTCTTCACCAGATGCCGGTAAATGATGGTGACAGGATTCGGAAATTCAAAACGCTCAGTCACGGGCCGCGTCCATCTTCCGAATCAGCGTGTTATGTTTGCGGTTATGCCTAGCGGCATGCCCGGTCGCCATGACGGAAACAGCTCCGCGAGGATCTTCTAACGCAAGCATCGTGACTTTATATCCCATGTCTTGCCCACCTGCTGCCTGTGCCAAATTATCGGCGCGACGTTTCAGATCGGCGCGTACTTGTGGGGATTGGCGGATTTGTCGAAAACCTTCTTTGTTGAGCTTGAAATTTTTCTTTCCCACCTCATGCCCTCCATCTGCGTACACGCACTTCGGTGTAGAAGATCGCGCCGGTGAAAACATTGCGGTTCACCGGCGCGATTCCCACTACCTCAAAACGTGTTCCATCGATGAGAAAAAGATCTTTCGCATCAACGGCCGTCCCGGGCTGCAAGTACAGGGTTGCTTCGGCAACATCCACCTCAGCGGCTCCATGCGATGGCTCCGAGACTGTCGGAATGTCTAGGAAGCCGTACAAGGTCTCCTGCGTCTCAGCCGGTGTCTGAAAACCGTCATCATCTGTGCTAGTTTCGCCGCGGATAATCCGTGTCACTTCACCAGCTGCCCGTGGTAGCCCTAACACGGTGTACTCCAGAGTCGGTAAGGGGCTAAAAGCTCCTTCTCGGTGCTCAATAGGCTGCCACCGGTAACTTCACCGTCCCGCGTACCAAAGGACACGTATTGCGTCCCGGCGCGCTGGGAGGTGATGTTCCCAGCTGGGGCTAGAGCCATCCGCTGCGCAAATGAATTGAGCACTTGTGTCACCTCAGGAACGTATTCGTGCCCATGTTTGAGAGTGACTTTTACTGATCCGGGGCGAGCAGGGAATACCTGCGGTTCGTTGAGATGCAGCCACCCATCCTGTGAGAACCAAAAATCCGTCACCGACACACCGTCCACGCTGAGAGACTGCACCTCGTGCACCATATTTGACGGCAACGCGAGCCGGTGCGAGCCGTCGCCGTCCAGGGTTAGCGTCTCAACCACAATCGGGGCGATATGCCATCCGCAATATGCACGGATGGCGTTTTGTGCTGCCTCCTGTGGTGAGACCGCCCCGGTGTTCAAGGCTGGATAACGCATCCTAGCCTCCTATCGCTCCTACTTGAGGGAGACCTTCGCGAAGCCCTTCGGCATGCGAGTAGCCAACGCGAGACGTTCCTCAGCGAGCACCACAAAACGGTTGTAGAGGAAATCATCGTTCACGTTGTTCGAGACCTCCACACGCAACGATCCCTTGCGGTATACGGTTGCGGCTTGCTTGCCTGCCCCCACGAGGGCGGTACCGGCGGGAATCGCGGTTGTCTGAATGACGTTAATACCCCACACGGGCGGGTCGGTGAGAACACCGCCAACGCCATACGGCCCGGTGAAAGGACCACCGGCGAAGTACTGCCCGTTTGAGTCCTTTGTTAAACGGAGCTTCTGGTAATCAGCAGGGTTAATCACCAGACCGTCCACCTTCAGACCGGTTGCTAGGAAAACCTGGTTCTGTGCACGATAAATCGCGTCTAGGTTATCCTCAGCCTTCGCGGAGGTCTCAGTGAGAAGACCGGAGTTCGTCAGAAGACCCTCAATCTGGTTCCCGGATCCGGTGCCGTTGAGAAGCTGAGCTTCCTCAGCCAACGCCAGCTGAACCAGCAGACGGTTATTGATCTCGGAAACTAAGAAGTCAGCGTCTTCGGCCATCTCATCAGTGAGAGACAACCAACCGGCGAGCTTTTTCAGGTGCACGGTCTTCTGCTCATAATCCGGGGGCGTAACACCGGACTTTTTCTCGTTCTGACCGACCATTGCCGGGGATCCGTGAGTTGAGTTCTCCCAGGCTTTTTCTAGAAAGTAGGTGATCGCGTTGCCGGTAATGGTGCCGGATCCCAGCCAGTTAGCGATGGTTGGGCGCTGAAGGTGCTGCTTGACGATGTCCTTGTCAATGTCAGGCAGCAACAGGCTAGATGCGGTACCTACCACGTTGGTAGTGGTAACGGTCTTACCGGGACCAGATACGACAGGGCCTTCTCCCTGCTTGAACATGAAATCGGAGTTTGCCTTGCGGTGCTCAGAAATATTGGTGAGCACACCGGTTTCGGTGAAATTCTTCACCGCGATCTCACCGAGGCTCTTCGCAGCCGGAACCCCGACCTGCTTCTCCTGTTCCTGTGCACCAGCGGCGGGATTGCCAAGAGATTTAAAGAAATCTCCGGCCCCTTCGACAGCTTCGATACGTGCTCGCAGACCGGTTGCCTCTTCACGGAGGTCATTCAGACGCTTCGTGTCTGCCTCCGTGAGAGGGTGCCCCTTCTCAGCAAGGGTGATAATTTCCTGTGCTTCCGCGCTAACGGCGGCTAGGCGTTCTTTAAGCTTCATCAGCGGTGCCTTTCTCTGTGAAAAATTGCTTGTATTCGGCTATCTGCGCGACCGAAAGCGTGCACGATTTGGCACCGGCCGGATCCTTGCCCTTGCCCGTTTCCGAGTCCTGAGGTTTGTCCGTGTCCTCGTGCTCCTCATCGCTACCGTCGGATGCTTCGTCGATAACGTCTTGAATGGTCTTCAAGGCTTCTTGAAGTTTTTTCAGTGCCGCTTCATCGAGCGTTAAACCAGCACCGCCCCCGTCATCAGTGGATGCGGGGGCGGCGGGTGCCTGGTTTTCATCTAGTTCTTTGACATCGGGTTTGGCGTGTTTCACGTCCGTTATCTCCGTCTCTGAGTTAGCGCCGACCTGTACGAGCGACACTTCAAAAAGTTTGACTTGATTGATTTCTAGGGCTGGTTCTCCCCAGGCGTTCTTTTCGGTCTCCGACATGCTCCAGTCTTCGATGCTGAAGCCAAAGGACATTTCTCGCACGATGCCGTTACGGATCAGCTCATAGGCTTTTTTGCCTTTGGGGCTTTCCAAATCCAGCTGGACGGTAACTTTTAGTCCTTCTTTGTCTTCGACGGCGGCGGTGGTGACTCCGATACACATTTCGGGGTCATCCATACGATGCCCCCAGTAGCAGGGGATGCCCGCGCCGCCTTCACCGAAAGATTTCAAGGTCTCCGTGAACGCGCCGGGCATGACAATCTCGCCCTGGGAGTCCACATTCCCGAATTTAGAGGCGTACCCCTCGAAAATTCCTGCGGTAGTTCCTTCGCCGTCTTCTTGGGCTTTCAGGTACACCACACCGGTAGCTTTATGCCGAATCGCCATGCGCTTCACCTTCCTTCAGGTGTGCAAAAACCCCCGCAGCATACGGGGGTTTATCCATCGTTTCGATAATGTTGTGCACCTTCGCGGCCAACCCGGGCGGATCGTTCACGCACCCGCGCAGATCAGCGGTGAGTTCCCGCTCGAATCGGGGGCGGTTCATACCCTTTGAGGGAATGATGCGTTCTATCCTTTCCAGGTGTTTTTGAATGATCTCGTGCGTCTTGGTGGGGTCTCCCCCGCCTTGGTTCGCAACCCCGCCATCTTGGGGGGATGCTTGACCGCCTGCAGTAACATTCAGTGGTGTTATCAGCTCGTCCCCACCTTCAACCGGGGGCAGATTCTGGATTTTTCGTGCTTCATTTCTAGTGAGCCAGGGTGCCCCGGTTGAGGTGGATAGAATAGATGCTTGCTCTTCGAAAGAGCCGCGTAGCTTTTCTTGCACGTTGAATTCCACGAAAACATTTTCATCAACGTTCAGCATGGGTAGCACAAAAGCGTTCAATCGATCTTCGATAAAACGCACGAGCGGGCCGAGTGTGTTCGAGTACAAGCTCTTGTTGTACTCGCGCATCGACGCATAGCTGGTTGCGGTGGTGTCTCCCAGCATGGCCGGGGGAATTTGGTACACCTGTGCGACCGTCTGGAGAGACAATTTGATCGATTCAGCCCACTGTTCTTCAGAGGATTTGAAATAGTTCGTTTTCAGCTCCATGCCGTCTTCTAGCATGGGCGTAGAACCAGCTCTCGCGCCGTTGTTCCCGGTGAATTCCTGGAACATCGCATAGAAGCGTTTGCGGGCGGTATTATCCCACGCTGGGGCGTTCGCCGGTCGTGTCAGATAGGTACCCACCCGCCCGGATTTACGCCAAAACTGCACACGGTATTTGCGTGAATGGTGGTTTTCTTCCAGAATGAGCTTGATCGTCTCTACCAGTGAGGATGACGTACCAGGTTCCGGGGTCCACCCCTCAAACGGAATACACTTATCTGCATCTACAGTCACGATATGTTCCTCGGTAGGAACTTTGATCTCGTAGTGCGACACGGCGGCGTAGCCGCTATAGGATGGTGTCACCCATGAGGTCGGGAACGGGTGAATCTGCAGCTCGCCGTCATCACCTGGCAGAACAAACCAGTACGCCCGGTTATACAAGGCAAGGTTTGCGGTCAAGTCATAAATCAGCTCATACCCGGTCATATAATGGTTAGGTTTAATCGCCAATAGCCGGTACGCCGCTGAATCATATTCGCGTTCGCGATTCTCACCATCTCGTGCGAAACTATGCACTGCCAGCTGTGCGATATGGCGGGCGTAGAAATCAACGGCCATCCGCAAATACGGCTGATACCGGTATAGAGCGGCGAGCGTCATATTTTCCGGCGACTGCCCACCGCCCGCGTTACCGCTGGAGTTCACGAAAATATCAACCGGACGGTTCTCGAAGGTGCCAGCGGCGCGGGTAGTACGGTTCACGATCGCGTCTGTAATGATACGACCAATGCTCAATTTCGCCATGCGCTTCACCTCCACCATTCGGTATATGCGTCATCCGCATATGCAGATGTTTTCGTCTCTTGTTTCACACCATTTGCTAAACCCCATAGAGCAAGCATCACGGCACAGAGCGGGGCTATATCGACAGGTGATTTATCGCGGTTGAAAACCCATGAGTCGCCCATCGTCTTAATTTGTGTTTCAGCAAGGGCTAACAACAGGTCTGGTTGATTGCCCCATCGGATGCTGTGTCCGATTACCCGGTCATAGAATTGCCCGCAAGCATTCGGTAAGTTGGTTCCTTCGCACCGTGTTACCTCAACCCCCTTTTTCTCCACAAAATCAATGAGCGTGGAGGCGGGGGCACCGCGCCCCTGGAAGATAACCGCTTCCGGAGTGAACGTGAGTTTTTCAGCCAGAAATTCAGCGACCCACTCTGTATAGGCGCGTTTGGTAATAACTTCCACATGGGGCAGGCCGTCTTGCCTCCATCCAGCGACCGCAATATAGGTCATCCCGCGATCTTTCGACGTATCGACTGCGATATAGAGCGGGGAATCCGGCGTGATTTCCGATTCTTCCTCGGTACACGCCTCCACATCTTCGACCTTGAAAAGGCCGTCTTTGGCGATTTGCACCCATTGGCAGAGGTTTTCCGTGCGAAATTTGTGTTCTGGCATGCCCGCGCCCGGTTCACCTACCAGCGAGGCGAGCGATGCGAGGGTTTCCTCTGAAGGCCCGTGTTCATATCCGAGCGATGGGTTTGATTGTGCCCATCCTTCACGATCCCAAATGTCGCATTCATCTTCGGCGGAATACTCGAAAAGCCCCAATGTAGGGTCTTCTGGGGCGTATTCGTCTCCGGTTCCCTGTGCTCTCTTCCAGCCTTCAAGCTCGGTGAGAGCTTTGTTCCTGAGCGAACGTAGAACATCGGATTTCGCTTCACCGGCGTTTGAGACTGCGATGACCTGAGATGAGAAAACAGCGTTCGTGGTGGAAAGCATAGCCGACCATGCTTCCCAATCACGCTGCTGCCTAAGTTCGTCGAAGGCAAGATCAGTCACGGAGAATCCGCGGCCGCCGTCATCGGAGGCGGCCGAGCACCGGTAACGGGCACCGTTCTTGAGCGCGAAATGCTTATCACCGTTTACATTCGATCGGCGGCCCAAATGCTTATTCAAGTGCCGGGAAGCTTGGATCGCTTTATACGACAGGTCGAGAATTTCCTCAGCGAGTCCGAGCTTATGAGCGGTGCCCATGATAAGCGGCGGATTCACTTCTTTGCCTGTCCACAGGAACATTCTCCAGAGCATTCTTGTGCTCATGATGTAGGATTTCCCGTTTTGGCGTGCCACCAGCAGAATAACGGTTTTGAACCTGAATTCCGGGTACTCATCTGAGGTGTACGAGCCTGGTTTCAGCTCCATTGAATGAATGAGGAACCATTTTTGCCACGGATGCAGGGGCCGACCCAGGATTTTTTCTGAGAATTCAATGCACTCGAAACCGAGGGAGGTTTCTGGGGTTAGTTCCCGGAGAGGTCGCGTCCACAGCCGCGGTTCGGTCTTACCTTGCAGCTTTGAATCCTCGACGAGCGCGGAGAGCTTCGAGTTCATCAGCTTCTCCCTCCAGCTTCGCGGTGAGTTCCCCGCGTGCTTTCGGGGTCAAGCCCAAGGATTCGAGGATGCGCGCTAGGTTCGGGCCGCTAATGGCGACCGCTTTCGTAAAATATGACAGGTCATAGGCACGCTGAGATTCGTCGTAAGCGTCGTCCACAAGCCGGGCATAATCAAGGGCAAGAGCGATCGCTGCTGCATCTTGCTTTTTGATAGTCCCGGTTTCTTGGGCATACTCTATGGACTCTTGAACCATGTCATAGAGGCTTTCCCGGGGGTGCGAGTCCATTACCGACGACCTCGCGGTTTGAATTTATCGCCCCATTTGCGCAAATCATCGGAGGCCATGCGTTCCACCGCGTAGGCAGGGTGCACAATCGGCTGATTTTTTGCGTCCGGGACGATCAGTTTTTCTT